CAGAATATGTTACGGAATGGAGATAGATCCCCGCTACGTTGACGTTGTGATTGACAGATACCTGAATCACATAGGTGGCACTAAAATAATTTGCGACGGTAAGGAAATCGACAGGAGTTTAAACTAGCTGGTGGAACGGCTCCGATGGATAGAATTTTATCTGGAAAGAGATCAGCCGAGGGATTAAATGTTCTTTGCCGTGTTTGTAATGCGCTTGAATATCTTCATAGAAAAAATCCAGAAATGGCTAAGAAATATGTTGTAACGTATTGTAATCACGTAAACGCCGACAGGGACGCAATTTATGGAAATGCAAAATAAAACAAAATCGAACGAATACCGGCCACCTCTCGCGCTCGAGCAGTTTGTTCAAGCCATGCTGACAAAGGAGGCCAAAGGTAACAAAATGGAAGCGGAGCGCATTTCCGGTGTGGACCGCGCGAAATTTTATTATCACATGAAGAATCACAAGGAGTTCCGGCAATGGTTTTCCGAGGAATGCGATTCCTGGCTATCCGAACAGGAAGGGACCGTCGCCTATGCGATGATGAATAATATTATCAAGGGCTGTCCGTCAACGCTTCGGACGTATTACCAGCTTCGAGGGAAGCTAAAGAACGAGGCTCTTGTAAGCCAGCAGATCGGCCAGCAAGTGAATTCGTTAAGCGTAACGAGTATTCAAGGGAACGTCTTAACCGAAAACCTGAACGCCCTGTCGTCGGAGGAACGCGAGAAGATGCGCGAGCAATTCGTCGCCGCGGGGTTGCTGAAAAAAAGAGAGGGAACCGATGGAAAATAAAATCGTAAAAGAAACCGATCGCCTGTATGTGTGGGGAACCGTGACATTCCTTTTTCTTTTGGTGTGGCCGTTCCTACTTATTTTTTACGCTGCGGGAGTCGCTGTAGGAGTTTGAATAGGCGAAGGGCAATAAGGAAAAAAGGAGGAAGCAATGTCAGACAAAAAGGGAAGTTGCGGGGGAACGCCTCGCGTCGGAAGTAAGGGCGATGCAAAGCCCAAAGGCGGCGGTCGTGGCCGTGGTGGACGCAGGGCCGGAAGATAAAAATTAGACTGAACGTCGTGTCCTTGTGGCGGGAGAGACTTCCCGATGCCGGTGAGAGGCCGGAGCCGTTGCAAGGACACGGCCCCAAAACAGGAGAGTTTAAAAATGTTCAAATATAATTTAGGAGAAAAGTTCAAAGACAAGCTGACAGGTTTTGTCGGTATTATCCAGGCCAGGACGGAATATTTGACGGGCTGTATCAAGTATGGACTTCAAAACGCAAAAAGAATTTGCGGAGGAAATAGGCACGACTGGCAGTTACATTTCGCAGTGGATCCATCATCGCCAGCCTATGAAATCGCCAATGCGAAAAAGGATTATAGCTTCGTTAAAAGTGGATTTTGACACAATCTTAGAACTGGTTCCGAAAGGAAAAAGATAATGGAAATCTACTCACCGAAACGAAAAGGCGATACAAAGCGCTGGGACATGACAAAGACCGATCACTTCGGCGTAGCAATGCCGGTCGGCCCATGTCTTGAGGCGATCAAGGCCGGGGACCGGCGCGGCCATCACGAAACGAAAGAGCAAGCCCTGGCCTGCTTCAAGGAATGGGCGCTCGATATGGTCCGCTTTGACGGCCAGCTTATGCTCCCTCTTGGGTGCGAGGTATGCGGCGACCTGACCTGGCGCTGCCCGACTGTGGAGGGCGATCACTTCATGCCGCTATGCTCGAAGCACATGAACAAGGACGCCTTCAGCGCGATCCTGAAAAGCATGCGTCTTGAGATTGCGACCGAGGCCGCGGACGATGGACTGTGACCGATGATGCGCAAAAAGACGAGAGCCGCGAGAAAATCTTTCGAGAAGCAACCAGCGGAAAGTACAGCCAGGAAGAATTCGCATTCCTCTTTGACAACCGCCATTTTGTGGCCGCGCCTGTGTCCATTGAGAAATTCGTACTTGATCCCGCATATCTCGATTGCCCGCAAATATGGCCCGAAGTTAGGAACCTATTAGGACAGCTTTTCGAGGAAGCGCCGAACGGCAAGCGGCTATCTGCTTTCGCAGAGTTTGTGTTGGCCTTCGGTATTGGTGGCGGGAAGTCAACGGCCGTGTCCTGCATGTTCGTCTACGTCGTTTATTGGTTGCTTTGCCTCAAGGATCCGCAATCGCATTTCGGGCTGGTTCCGAAGTCCGCAATCTGTATCATCAACACCTCAACGACCGCAACCCAGGCGAAGCGCGTTGTGTTTGGCGAAATGCTTTCCCGCGTGGAGCATTCGCCCTGGTTCCAGACTAACGCCGCGCCGGACCCCAGTATCCGCAGCGAGCTACGCTTTCCGAAGAATATCGTTATCTTTCCCGGGTCAAGTTCTGAAACGGCACCGATCGGCTATAATATTTTCATGGCCGTCGTGGACGAGGCGTCGTTCTTTATCGCAACGGACGTCGCGGATTACGCGAACCGAATCTATACAACGCTTGAGCGCCGCATAACGTCCCGCTTCGGGGACCGCGGGCTTATAGGGGCAACGTCCTCCCTTCGGTATGTCGATGACTTCACCTGCAAGAAATACGACGCCAGCCGGACCGATGACAAGATATTCGGTTTGAAGCGGCCCACGTGGGAGATGCGGCCGGATGACATCAAGGCCATCCAAGCCGGTGAGTGTTTCGAGCTAAAGCATTCAATCACCCGGAAGATGGTCAAGATCCCGAATAAGTATAAGCGGGACTTCGACCGGGATTCAAAAAAGGCATGGCGGGACTTTGGATCCGTGGCATCCCTAACGCTTGAGGCGTACTTCACAGACGAGGAAATCCGCCGACTGGATTCGATCATTAAGAATAGCAAAATCCCGGCACCGGCCATTGACAATAGGATCAATCCGGCAATTACTCCGAAGCCTGGGGCGATGTACTCGATCCACATCGATCTTGGCATCGTCCGTGATGCGTGCGGATTCGCGCTCGCCCACGATGAACCAAACGGGAAGGTGATCATTGATTTAGCGTTGCGGATAACAACTGAAAAACGCGCGGAACAATTTAGGGAGAAAGGCGAGAGAGTCGATATTATAAACGGCAAGGATCAAGTTAGAATCGATGATGTTGTGAAACTTGTTTATGAGCTTGGCGGCCGGGGTTTCCCGATCAGGATGGTGTCGTTTGACGGATTTCAGTCGATACACAGCCGACAGCAGCTTGAGGATAATCAATACCCGACCGATCTTATAAGTGTAGATCGAAATACAGAGGCTTATGATACTTTCAAATCCCTTATCAATACTGGAAAACTTGAATGCAACCATCCGATGATCCTTCACGAAGCGAAACGCCTGGAACTCATCAAAGGCAAGAAAGTCGATCACGCGCAAGGCTCAACCAAAGACGTAGACGATGCGGTTGCAGGCGTGTGTGCTTCGATTGCAAAAGGGCAGGGTGATGAGGTTGAGGACGAAGAAACGATCGTGGATGAATCGGCAAGACTTGAAATTACAGAGCAGATATGATATTTTTTAAAGCTATTTTTTGCGGCGTTTTTGTTGTGTGGGCGATTTACAGTTTGGTGTTTGTTTTGACTTGGTGGCGTGAAGAGCCGTGGGCGACTAGGCTAAATACTTTAAAACCTGTGGAGGCTAAATGAAATTATTCGGTCTTGAGATTTCCAGTTCAAAGAAAATGAACCAGCTCATTGAAGCCATAACGCTCGCCGAACGCCAGCTTGAGGACATTGGCTGGATCCGGATGAATGACCCGCAATCGCAATCGCATACCCAAGCAAGAGAATCCTACGAGAACATGGTCCGCCGTTGTCGGCTTGCCTATATCAAAAATCCAATCATCGCACAAGCCCTGCATCTTACGACTTGGTACACCTTCGGGGATGGCATTACGCAACCGAGATCCAAAGACACCGAACTCGAAAAGATCGTTGCCGACTTTTGGACGGATCCAGATAACCAGCTTGGATTCACAGGCGAACTCGCTCAAATGAAATTATCGAATAAGCTGCAGTACGACGGTGAATTGATGCTTGCCCTGCAGGTTGACACCGACGGAAGCGTGTACGTCCGGCCGATGGATCCTCTCGGCATTGTCCCGATCGTGGATAAATTTGACACGATCCGAAACCTTTTCTATTTGCGGTCCATCCCGGGCGGGAAGCAATACATTCCTGATTATGCGAACGGCGCCGCGATACTTTGGAACCACGGGGAATTGACCGACGAATGGGTGAAGATGCTCAAGGAATTAGAGATCAACGAAAAGGAAGTCTTGAAGCAGACATATCTATACCACGTGAAGATCAACAGCGATATCCTCGACAGGCGTGGCATCCCGGAAGTTTACCGCGCTCTCGATTGGATGAACGCAAACGCAGGGATTAACAGCGATACCGCGTCATTCATCCGGGCGCAGGCTCAATACGCATGGAACAAGAAAATCACCGGCACGAAGGGTCAAATCAATCAAGCCAAGTCACGGATCCAGCAAAACACCGGCCTCACGAATCCAGCGTTTCAGGCTGGCTCGACGTATATGCACAACGACAAGATTGAGATGAACGCTGTCGGCTTACCGGCCTCAAGCGCGAAGCTATTCGAGACAGGCATCCGTCAATCCCTGCTTATGATGATTGCAGCCTTTGGGCTTATGGAGCATTACTTCGGGGATCCATCAACCGGGAACCTTGCGACATCGAAGTCAATGGAACTCCCGATGCTGAAGAAGTTTCAAGCACGCCGGAAGATTTGGAAAGGTATTTTTAACGACGTTCTGCAATTCGATATTTCCATGAAGCTGATGGCGATCAACAAAAATATGTTTGATTATAACGAACTGAATAACCGCCTGAAACCATCCAAGGGCCGCGGCTTTAAGGACCGGCACATTGATATTGAGTTTCCCCCGATCCTTGATGAAGATATTTCGTTGCTGGCCGATGCCATGGATAAGGCCAAGAAGGGGATGCTTATCCCGACCGAGACTGCCCAGCGCTTCATGCTGCAGGGTATGAAGATTACAAACATCGAAGAAGAGATGGATAAGGATTTTGATGATCCACCGCCACCCCCGCAGCCTTTTGGCCAGCCACCGGATCCAAACCTGAAACCAAAACCTAAAGCAAAGAAAAAGGCCAAAGCTGTCAAGAAGCCTCTCAAGGAGGCCGTTTCGACCGTACCTAAAGATTTGGAGCCACAGCGTTCCAAGTCCCTGACGATTGCTGAAACCTCTAAGGACATGCTTCGGAAGTTGAACGGATACGTGAAACTCATTGCCGGTAACTTTAACGAGATGCTCGCAGAAACCAATGACTCGATGAGCCTTTTCATGTTACCGAGCGAAAACTGGGTCTTCCGGGTTGAGAACATCGATCGAATCCTTAAACGCTTTGAGGAAAAGATGCTCAAGGCCGCCAGCAAGTATTATCCGCAAATGACGCACATAGGCGAGAGTTACGTCAAGTCTCAAGTCCAAATCCGGGAGAGCGATCACAGGATAGTCGAGGCCCGTTTGGATAGTTTCATCGATGATCAACTTGACTGGAACCGTGGCTTTGTTGAGAATTCATTAATGCCAAAATTGAAGAAGAAACTGGTTGGCCTTCGTCAAATGACCTTCGAAAGCGAAATGGCCGCAACCAAGCAATTAAATGAGACATTAGCGGCAATGGAAACGCAGGTTGGGAAGTACGGCGGATCGTTGTGGACCGTCGGCCAACGTGCCATTCCTGAATCCGGTAAGGGAACGGAAGCCAAAGCGAACTTTGTGGGCGTTGAGGATCTTGGAAGCTGTACGGAATGCGTATCGGCTATCCAAGGCAACCCATGGCCTTTGAGTAAAGTGCCGATCCCGGGCGAACAGATATGCCAATCGAATTGTCGGCACGCAATCCAGATCGTCGGTGATGAGGATCTATCCGAGGCAGATATCACGATGCTGCGGGACGCTGAAACGGAATCTAAAGCCGGATTTAAACTCTTAAAGGTCGAGGTGCTTGAAAATGAAAAACCATAATTCTAAAGCGAATGTATTTGAGGACATGGTCGAGATCGTGTCAAATAACCTTGTGGTACGTCGGGAAAGCAAGGATATCCTATCCGGATCGGAACGAATGATCGCTCTCGGAGGTGGCATTCGTGCGCGCCTTGGGAAGACCAGCGACGGCCAG